TCAGGCGTGGGTCGTCATCTTTCACGTTATGCAGCGTCACTAACTCTTCGCCAATAAAATCGCGAATTTTCTCCGCTACGATTTCGGTGTAACAGGTACTGGAACCGTAAAAAAGACCGATTTTCATATTTACCTAGCAAAAACAGTAGTTTGATTATTTAACAGTAACTTACAACCATGTTAAAGGGTAGTAAGGGTTAATGAGGGGTAACTTCTGCCGCCAATTTGCCGCCATTTTTTGCCATCTCTATTGGGTTGAGTTTTACCGCTGTTTCTAAATGTTCTGGGGCAAAGTGGGCGTACCTCATCGTCATACTGATGTCATGATGCCCTAAGATTTTCTGAAGCACCAAAATGTTGCCGCCGTTCATCATAAAATGAGCAGAAAAAGTGTGTCTCAGTACGTGTGTCATCTGGCCTTTGGGCAGGTGTATAGATGAATCCTTAATTGCTCTCAGAAAATTGTAATAACAGTCATCGAACATAATTTCTTTTTTGATGCCGCACAGCTCTTTGTAAAACTCTTTGGTGATCGGCACAGTGCGATTTTTCTTGCTTTTGGTATTGGTGAACGTGATTTTGTTCGGGCTTAGTTGTGACTTGCGGAGGTTTTGAGCCTCACTCCATCGTGCGCCAGTTGATAGGCATATTCTGATAACGCGATTTAAGTCGACATCTGCGCAACTGGCTTTCAACAATCGCTCTATCTGATCCTGATCAAGCCAGGCCATTTCTCTTTCAGTTGTGCTTAACTTTCTTAGCTTCTCAAGTGGGTTAGGTAAAGACCATTCACCCAGCCTGCTTAGCTCGCTAAACATGCTGTTCAGATGAGAGTGATCCATATTCAAAGTGGTGTTTGAAGCACCATATGGAAAGCGCTTATCTAAATAAATATCTCCGCTTAATCGCAATTTGCGATAGTGGGCAAAGTCATTGGCAGTGAATTCAGCGGCGCGGGGGTTTCCCATAGCGTTTGCGATAAGCTTAAGTTTTCGAAATACCATTAAGCCAGCAGATAAAGTTTGCCCGTGTAGGTCATACCAAAGCTGTGCTAGCTCTAAAAGAGTTCGCTTGTCGCTTTTTTCAATAACCCATGGCCTGATTGCAGATTCATTCATCACATACTGTTCATAAGCAACGGCCTCTCCCTTTGTCGGAAAAGATTTCCTGATTCGCTTCTTATCGCGTCCTTGCGGATAGCACTCACAAAGCCATTTACCTGTATTTAACTTACGAACAGTCATTGCTTACGCACTCTCTTTACGCATTACAAGGGCCACATGACCCTTTAATTTGATGTCATTGATGTGACAATCAAATGTGCCGCTCTCATTGGATACTCTGATTCTCTGTTGGGGTAAGCGCATTATTTCGCGTAGTGATGCTTTGCCGTCTATTTCAACCAACCATAAGCCGTCGATAATATCGCTAGGTGCTAAATCAACGATATAGCGGCCATTACCAATGAACAGCACATGCGGATCACGTAAGACGTCAGGGAACAACTCTTTATCAACAAAAAGAAGTTCGCCATTGGAAAGAACTCCGCTTTCTAATCTTACACTCGGGATTTTTTTGGCAGCGTGGTTTTCATTTGAGTACTTGACGCCTCTGCCAAAAGCGAGCCATTCAATATTTACACCTGTTTCAATAACAGCCTGTATGACCCAATCTGCCGGAAAAATGTCTCTTGAATAGCGAGACGCCATGGTGCTTTTTGAAACGCCAAATTGGTCGCATAGCGCCTGTCTCGTTCTAAAGCCATAAGCTTCCAGCAAGCGGTGAACCACCTCTTTGCCTCCAGTTGTAAACTCCATGATTCCCCTCGGGTTCTAAAATACCTTTGACAAGTACCCAATATCGGATCTAAAGTTCGCCTCAGAAGTACGAAATTGGGTTCATTACCGTTCATTACTGTTAAATCGGGCTAATTGGCGTTCCACCGCCAAATTTTGAGGATTCTGACTGATGCAGGCAAACATTTCAATTGCGCTCACTGTTCCGCATATGACTAAGGAGAAATACAGCCAGGAGACAGGGATTGACGCTGAAACAATCGATCTCATGCTCAAGGATGGTCGTCTTTCTTCCTACCGCCATCGTCTCCGCAAGGATGGCAAACGTGAACTTATCCTGATCAACGTAGCTGCATTAGCAATCGATGCTCTCACTTCGCATGAAGTTAAGTATGCGATTTCGGATTCAGGTTCGCGTTCTGGAACTTTAAGAAGCGCCTGAAAACAATATCGGAATAGGGATATATAAAGCGATGTTTGATTTTAAGACTTCCACCCATAACCACTATGAAGACGCCTGCCGCAAGTTTGCGCTGACTCACAACATGCGGGAGCTGGCCCAGCAAGCTGGCATGAAAGTGCAGACGCTTCGCAACAAGCTGAATCCTGATCAGGTGCATCAACTGACTGTTACAGAAGTGCTGCTGCTGACTGATCTGACCGAGGACGCGACTCTGATGGATGGGATGCTGGCGCAGTTGCACTGTCTGCCTTGCGTTCCAGTGAATGAACATGCTGCAGAAAAGTTTTCCGCTTATGTGCTCAACGCCTCCGCGCAGGTCGGAACGCTTGCTGCCAGTGCTGCAAATCACGCCAGCATTACGACTTCATGCCGTCGCGGGATTGTTGAGGCAGCTAATACCGGCATTCGTTGCATGATGCTGGCGGCTCTCGCTGTACAGGCGCGTATTCATTCAAATCCTACGATCGCGTCAACTGTGGATATTGCAGGCGCAATCGGATCATCAATAGGCATGAGCTAGGGATATGAGTCAGGAATTAACCTATTTCTTTCGCTATCGCGAAAAGGAAATGTCAGTGGATGCTGAAAATGTCGCGCTTTATTACCCGTCTATTTCAGGCGACGGCAGTGGCTTTTTTACCCTGATAAATGGTGAGCGTTTTCGTGGTGAAAATGTAAGAGAAATAAGTAAGGGGAAAAGTGAATTATGCCGGTATTTGTAAGGCTTTTAAAAAATCAGTCGCCACCCCCACAGTTAGCAGCATCAGGGCATGGCTGGATCGAAACGAAAGCAAGTAAGCGCTGGCACCCGGCAATCTCACAGGCCGAACTGCTGGCAGGATTAACGGGTAAGAGGAAAGAATCATGGGTTACAAAGCTGAAAGTATCACTGTTCAGATGAACGCGGGGCAGCGTGCCAGTGCGCTTAATCATATCTCTGCGCTTCGTACCATGATGTACGGCGATTGCAGCCACGAACTAAACCGCTTTATCGCAGACATGCGTAATAAGCGCGATCACCAGGCTGAACAGAATGGCCGCGCACTGAGCGCAATTTTCTTCCTGGCTAATATCAGCAAAGAACGTCACGGCGTTGATTTCAGTGAACTGACGAGTGACGAAAAAACGGCGCTGATTAGCGCAATGAATCACTTAAAAGCAGTCGTGAGTTTATTTCCAAAGAATCTGACGTTACCTAATTAATTAACCCAAAGAAATTAAATGGCGTAAACCCGCAGGGCATTTTTTTGCCCGAATTCAGGAGAAAGAGAAATGCGAAATATCCAGACCCGTAATTTTAAAGCTGATGATGACGCGCTTAATGCCCTGCTGAGCAAGGCCAAAACTGAGCAGCGTTCTGATGATGCGCTGTCCGTTTCTATCCGCCTGGCCGCACTGGCAATTCATGCCCGCAAACAGGAAATGTCAGCGGCGGAAATCATCGAGCTGCTGGACAAAGAAGCAGAACGCTTTGAGAACCAGGCGCAGGAGCTGCACTGATGGCCGACTCAATGGATCTGGTACAGCAGCGCGTACAGGAAGAGCTGGCGCGCAATCTGGCAAACGCGACTCACCGCCCCGCAGGGGCGAGTGAGTTTTTTTGCCTGTCGTGCGGTGAAGAGATCCCGGAGCAGCGCCGCCGCGCACTGCCGGGCGTTTCCCTCTGCGTGACCTGTCAGGACATTAATGAGCGCAGGGCAGCGCATTACAGGAAGGGTGAGTAAAAGATGCGTAAGAAATTGGCCTCTCAGCAGGCAGCGATATGGCTGCGTGAAAACCGCGTCATTATTGATACCGAAACAACCGGCCTCGGCCCGGAGGCGGAAATAGTTGAGATTGCCGCTATCAACTGCGCCGGTCGCGTGCTGCTTAACACTTTTGTCAGGCCACGCTCTGCCATTCCGGCAGAAGCAAGCGCCATTCACGGTATCACTGATGAAATGGTGTCTGGCGCGCCGTGCTGGCCGGAGGTGATGGGGAAACTGGTCAGCGTCATCGGTGATAAAAAGTACCTCGCTTACAACGCGGATTTTGATTCCCGCTTGCTGCGTCAGACCAGTGAGCAGACCTTTGGCAGCAACGCCCGATTGTTCACGCCGCTTGTCTGCTGGCACGAGTGCGCCATGTTGCTGTATGCCGACTACCGCGACGAGCCTGGCCACGACGGACGCAGTGCGAAATGGCACCGGCTGGAAGATGCCGGAGAGTACGAAGGGGTGAACCGCCTCGGGAGCGCGCACCGCGCCATGTCAGACTGCCTGATGACGCTGGGAATTATTGAAAAGATGGCGCGGGGTGGCGGCAATGAATAAAACCATCCTGAAATGGGCCGGCAGCAAGTCCGGCCTGATGCCTGAACTGATTAAGCACCTGCCCGCCGGTGATCGTCTGGTTGAGCCGTTTGCCGGTTCCTGTGCGGTCATGATGAATACGGATTACCCGGCTTATCTGGTGGCCGACGTGAATCCCGATCTGATTAACCTTTATCGTCAGGTTAAAGAGCATACGCGCCCGTTTATTGTCGTTGCGTTATCGCTCTTTACTCAGAATCAAACTGAGGAAAGTTATTATCAGGTCCGCGAGGATTTTAACTTCAACGCTTCGCTGCCACTGCTGGAACGTGCTGCGCAATTCCTCTATCTCAATCGCCACGGCTACCGTGGCCTTTGCCGCTATAACAAGCGCGGCGAATTTAATAATCCTTACGGCCATTACAAGCAGCCATATTTCCCGCTGGCCGAAATCGAAGCGTTTGCCGCAAAGGCTCAGCGCGCGACGTTTGAATGTCTGGGGTACAGCGAAACCCTGAGCATGGTCCGTGCCGGTGATGTCGTTTACTGCGATCCGCCGTATCACGGCACGTTCACCGCTTATCACACCGATGGGTTCAGCGAGGACGATCAGCACTCGCTGGCCTGCATCCTGCTGGGTATTTCTGAGCGTAACCCGGTCATCGTTTCAAACAGCGACACCCTGTTTACCCGCAGCATCTTCCGCGAATTTGAACTGACAAAAATCAGCGCTTCCCGCTCTGTTGGCGTGGCTGCCGGTGAAGGCAAGAAAGCATCAGAAATCATCGCAGTGCGTCACATGAGTCTGGCGGTGTAATGACTCAGGCTTTCGCATACCCCTGGAATGCCCCTAAAAAGGCAATCAATCCACAGCTGGACCCGGCGGAAGTTGCGCCGGTGTCCGCGCTTTCAAACCTGATCGCTCTCTATGCTGCGGATAATGAGCAGGAGCAGCTGCGCCGTGAGGCAGTGAGCGATCAGGTCTGGGACCGTTACTTTTTCAATGAGTCACGCGATCCTGTCCAGCGCGAAATTGTGCAGGACAGAATCGTCAGCCGGGCAAAGATGGCCCGCGAACAGCAGCAACACAATCCCGATCTGGTTATCGTGGCCGATGTTAGCGCCCAGCCTTCACACATCAGCAAGCCACTCATGGAGCGCGTTAAGTTTTTCCACAATCTCGGCAGGCCGCAGGCTTATTCCCGCTACCTGCGCGAAACTATCCGCCCCTGCCTTGAGAGGCTGGCCCGCGTGCGCGAAAGCCAGATTTCAGCCTCCTTCCGGTTTATGGCCGGTCATGACGGGCTGGACGGCCTGCTGGCGTTGCCTGAAATGAACCAGAATCAGGTCAAGCGTTTATCTACGCTGGTCGCTGCGCACATGAGCATGTGTCTGGATAAAGCCAGCGGCCATCTGTTCGTCAGTGACGACGTGACGCCGGAGCAGGTCCGCCAGGCATGGGAAATTGTTGCGGCAGAAGCGATGCGCCTGGATGTAATCCCCCCGGCCTTTGAGCAGCTGCGCCGCAAAAAGCGCCGCCGCAAGCCCGTACCTTATGATCTGATCCCGCCCTCGCTGGCCCGTATGCTCTGCGCGGACTGGTGGTATCGCAAGCTGTGGCAGCTGCGCTGTGAATGGCGTGAAGAACAGTTGCGCGCTGTCTGCCTGGTCAACAAAAAAGCATCCCCCTACGTCAGCTTTGAAGCGGTGATCCATAAGCGTGAGCAGCGCCGGAAGTCTCTGGAGTTCTTCCGTTCGCATGAGCTGGTCAGCAATGAAGGCGATACGCTGGATATGGAAGACGTGGTGAATGCCAGTAACAGCAATCCGGCTCACCGCCGTAATGAAATGATGGCCTGCGTTAAAGGGCTGGAGCTTATCGCGGAAATGCGCGGCGACTGCGCCGTGTTTTACACCATTACCTGCCCGTCACGTTTCCACGCAACGCTTAACAACGGCAGGCCCAACCCGAAATGGACCACGGCAACGGTACGCCAGAGCAGTGATTATCTGGTCGATACGTTTGCCGCCTTCCGCAAAGCCATGCACAAAACCGGTATGCGCTGGTATGGCGTGCGGGTTGCAGAGCCGCATCACGACGGCACCGTACACTGGCACCTGCTGTGCTTCATGCGCAAAAAAGAGCGCCGTTCAGTCACCGCACTGCTGCGGAAATTCGCCATTCGCGAAGATCGCGAAGAGCTTGGCAGCAACACCGGGCCACGCTTTAAAGCTGAGCTGATTAACCCGCGCAAAGGTTCACCGACCAGTTATATCGCTAAATACGTCAGTAAAAATATTGATGGCCGTGGTTTGTCTGATGAAATCAGTGCAGAAACAGGTAAATCACTGCGTGACAGCGCGGAGAACGTCGGGGCGTGGGCGTCACTTCATCGCGTTCAGCAGTTCCGCTTCTTTGGCATTCCGGGCCGTCAGGCTTACCGGGAGCTGCGGCTGCTTGCCGGTCAGGCGTTGAGAAATCAGAGCGATAAAAAAGCCGGTGCACCGGTGCTTGAAAACGCTCAGCTGGACGCCGTGCTGGCCGCTGCAGATGTGGGCTGCTTTGCCACCTACATCATGAAGCAGGGCGGCGTGCTGGTTCCACGTAAACATCACATCGTCAGAACTGCTTACGAGCTTAACGACGAGCCAACCCCTTACGGCGATCACGGCACCCGCATTTATGGCATCTGGTCCCCGTTAGTGGCGGGCCGTATCTGCACGCACGCAACAAAGTGGAAGATGGTCCGTAAGGCCGTTGACGTTCAGGAGGCGACAGCCGACCAGGGCGCTAGCGCCCCTTGGACTCGTGGCAATAACTGTCCCCCTGATGAAAAACTGAACATTTCAGGGGGCAATCCAGTATCAGTTGAACCTGTAGAGCCAGGCGAAGCGCCTCTGTATGGTCCGGCAGACTTCGACAATATGACCAGAAAACAGCGCCGGGATCTGCTGGCGCGACTCCGGGTGGTTAAGCCGCGCCAGAAGCAAAGTTATAAGCAGGAAATTGACGATAATCGGTGTGCGCTTCTGGTTGCAGAGTTACGGGTAAGAGGTTTTGCCGGGGACGAAAGGGAAATAAACCTGCTTCTGTCAGGGGGAAGTCTGGATTCTGGTGCAGGTATGCGCCTTTTCTACCGGAACGGACGACTGCAGGAAGATGATAAATGGCGACAGTGGATCTGATTAAGATGTGATTCACGTAAGCGAAGCCGGTGTCAGAAAGCTGTTATCGTTTTATTCAATCAAATTAGGAGGTTGAAATCAGCGTTGATGCGGTAATTTTTTAAGACTACTGCTGATTGAACGTAAAAAACATTTCACATTTTTTTTCTCTTACTATACTGTACGCATATACAGTTATTGCGTCGAGGGAGGACAAATGAACGATTATCTACTGGAAGAAATTAAACTCCAGCGTATTGATTTCATTCTGAAAAAAGTTGCTTTTGGCACTTGCGATTTTGAAGAGAAAGAGATGGCTATTCACTGGTTAGTGGAATTATCCAGTGAGCTAATGGCCGAAGTTAGAAAGGCTAAAACATATAACAATGAAGTAGAGCACCACTGAGAGGATCTTATGCGTATTGAGATAATGATTAATAAAGAGCAAAAAATCAGCACGGAAATTCTCTCAGCTCTTGAGGCCGAACTTTATAAGAATTTTCTTCCACTTTATCCTGATACTAATATCCGCATCCGCAAAGGAAGCGCAAATGGCGTCACATTGAGCGGCGTCAGGCAGGACGATGATAAAAAGAACGTTATGGATATTCTGCAGGCAGTATGGGAAGACGACAGCTGGCAGTACCAACACTGATAACGTTGCTGGCGTCAAAATTCATTTTTGGCGCTGGCAAGGTTGAACAACGAGCTTTGCGAGGCGTTAGGCAATGGCCGGTAGCGATTCAAATTATCAGGTAGTTTATCGGGGCGAAAGCCTGACTGATTATGCGCCTGGCGGATTGGTCTTCTTTCAGCGGCCAAAAGAGAACGGCGGCGGATTCTGGTTAGGCCGGACTTATGATGGTGTTTTCTGGCTTGAAATCCCGGCCCCTGTTTCTCTTTCACAGGGACTTTTATACCTCCAGGCGGTGAAAAATTCTGTCCCTGCTGATGTGAAATACATATCCCTGGATAATAACCTGTCACTGTTCTGACTCCATGCGCGTGAGTGCATGTCTATGCTGCATGAATTCGCATGATCCCAGAAGGATCGTTAGCCCTCCGGCCCGCCAGTACTGGCGGGCTTTTGCTTATGTCATGCACCTGCATGAAAACCACTGCATAAAGCGGGCAGGCGTGGCGGGGCTACGAGCGCGCGCTAAGAGTTAATGCTCAGTTGGGCAATGTGCGGAATATAAAGAAATCCCGTGTGAAGCGTTCCGGCACCAGTTATACTCTGGCAAGAAATCAACTATCAGAATCAACTTTATAAGGAGGGGCGGAGATGACTGTAACTATCCATCAAAAACCTCTTAATGCTTTTTTAAACCGAGTCAGCACTCTCGATAGACGATTGGCTGAAGGTTTAGCTAAGTTACTCCCTGATTGGTGGGACGATTCATTGAATCAGTCACCGAGCATTAGTCAGCAGGTAATTTTAGGATTGGCAAAATTTGCCAATCTAGATCTTAATGCTGTACTTAACCCTGCCACACCGCTGCGATTCAATGATTCAGTTCGTAGATATAAGCATGCAGCTAATAAACCTGTAGCAGAGCTTCAGGCTGCTACTGCAGTTGTGGACGGTATGGCAAAAATAGCTGCGACAGTTGTAAAAAATGATTACAATGAGCTTCCAACTGCTAGTGATATTCGTCAATTAATATTATCGAGCGGCAAGCCGTGGGTAGACTATCAGGCACTTTTGGAATATTCATGGTCTATGGGTATTCCAGTTCTTTATATGCCTGAAATTCCAGCAAGAAAAAAAATGGATGCTGTTGCTATTAAAGTTTCAGAACGTCCGGTCATTGCCTTAACAAAAAGGCAAAAACACGCTAGTGCTTTGCTCTTCAGTTTGGCGCATGAACTAGGACATATTGCATGTGGTCACCTCGAACGTAACTCATTACTAATTGATGAAAAAATTAATGAAGATGACGTTGATAATCCGCAAGAAATTGAAGCAAACGCATTCGCTATTGAACTGTTGAATGGTCGCCCTGATGCATCTTTTTACAGTCGTTTTAGGGTGACTGCAGATGTACTAGCCGATGGCGCTCTTCGTATCGCGCGACAAAATCAGGTTGATCCGGGTCATGTTGCTCTTAACTATGCGAAGACAATGGGTCGCAATGGTGGAAACTATTATCCCGTTTGCTTTAGCGCATTGAACATTATCTATCCCAATTTGACATGGGCTGAGCAAGCTAACCGAACCTTTTTGGAATACGTTGACGAAGATAAAGTTTCGGAAGATAAGTTCGAAATGCTCTGCAAAATGAACAACATCGAGGTTTAGTGCCAGTGGCTGTATTACTTGATAATGATGTAGTACTGAAATTGGCCCAATTAGATCTGCTTGCTGATGGTTGCAAATTACTCACAAGAAACTATGGCCAGTTATATGTATTAGATACATTGGTGTATCAGCTCAAAGGTAAAGCAGCTTTGCGCAGATACGGTACTGAAGCTATTGAGCGCGTCAAATATTGTATAGCTCAAGGTGATTTTTTACTATTTGGAGAACTAATTACCGATTCAAGGTTAATCAACCTTCAAAATAGTTTCGATAACCTTGACGAAGGTGAAATGCGTTTAGTGCAAGGTTTGTTGAATCACCATGATTTATTACTTTCAGGTGACAAGCGATTTTTAAAAGCCATTTCTGAAACTGGTTTTATTGAAGAAGCTTCTTTAAATAATAGATTTGTCTGTTTAGAGCAAGTCATCTGCTTTCTTATTAATGAGTTATCTCTCGATCACATAAACGATAAGGCGAGCATTGCCTTTCAAGGAGAGTTTCGTGTGGATAGCGCATTAAGGACCTGTCTTGGTCGTGGGCGCACACATGAACATGTGGTTGAAGGAATTTATCACCAGTTAAAAGAACTGCCTCAAATATTGTTGTCTGTTGAGCAGCATTGGCAATTATCTAGCCCTTGATTGGTTTCCAATAAAAGAAAGGCGCAATTGATGCGCCTTTCTTTCATAATTCTTTTTAGTTTAATGAATAGACCTCAAATCGCATTACATCTTCTCCAATCCAATCATTTAATTCCTGTAATCTCCGTTGCAGCGGTATCAATTCATTACGCACAAACACTTTGCTGGCCTTCTCAATGTCACCAAAACCACCTGTGTTGTTAGGAATAATCCCCATCAGCTGCGGTGGCACACGATGCACGGCCAGCATGTCGTCACGGCTCACGTTTTTGATGTTCAGGAATTCATCCTTCGCCGCCACCTCAGACAGCGGGATGATCTGGATGCCGTCCTTCTTCCCGTTCGGGCTGTACATAAACAGGTTGCGGAAGTTGCCAGGGCCCTTCGCGCTTTTCATGGCGCCGCGGATATTGTCCACGTCCTGCTGGCTCTGTGCCGGGTCGGTCATGTACATGATGAAACCCGCATGGCTGCCGTTAAGGTAATACTTGCGGCGGAACAATGTGGCCGACTCATTCAGCAGCGCCGACGGGATGGCCGACAGGTAGCCCGGCAGGCCGTAAATCTCCTGATTGATGTCAGGCTCCATCAGGTGAAACACGCTGCCCTTCGCAAACTCATACGGCTCCGTGTTAATGCCATAGTGCGCATACCAGTATGTGTCTAAATCGAGGCCGCGCCGGGTAAACTTTGCCAGCGACGGCTCCAGCTTCAGCACGTTACCGAGGCGGCTGGTCCGTTTCTCCAGGTAGGCATTGCCGAAAATCAGGTAATCCAGCGCAAAGCGGCTAAACGCCTGCTGACTCAGCAGCGGGTGCGGGATAAAGGTACTCGCCAGAATATTGCACTTCACGCTGATGGGTGAACTGTGATGCACGGCGGCGCGGAACGTGCGCGCCAGCCCGTCAACGCTCACGGGCGGTTCATACCAGCGATCATTGATAACGCACTCCACGTAGTCCAGCAGTTCGCGGCGGTCCAGCACCGGGATCGGGTCGCCAAAGGTAAACGCCTCGGACGCTGCCCCGCTGGTCATGTTATCCGGCTGCGGCACAGGCTGCGTGCGGGGGCGGTTCCTGCGTTTGCTCATTAATAAATCTCCACAATGTTCTGCGTGTGTGCCGCCTGTCCCTGCAGCGGCTCGTTTGCCAGCGCGTGCATGGTCGCCCAGGCTAAATCGCCGTGGCTGACTTCCTCGCTGCGGCTGGTTTCATAGGTCGGACGGTTGCCGCTGGCCGTGGTGGCCTTGCGGATAGACATGAATGACTGCGCGATGTCGAGGTGGCTGGCGTCAAACTCCAGCCGCCCGCTGGCGATGGTGTCGTAAGCCTTCAGCACCAGGGCGTTTTTCACGTTCGGGTTATAGACAAACTCCTTCACCTGCGGGAAAAACGCTTTGACGTTCTCGTATACTCCCAGCCCGACGCCGGTGGAGTCGATGCCGATATAGGTGACGTTATACTGCTGCGTCAGCGTCCTGATGGCGTCGGCCTGCGCCCGGAAGTCCATCCCGCGCCACTGGTGACGCTCAAGGATGCGGAACTTGCCGCCCGGCACGGCAGGCGGTGCCATGACCACACACCCGGCGCTGTCGCCGTTCTGCGTTCCCTTCGCGGGGTCGTAGCCGATCCACACTTCTTTCCAGCCGAACGGGCGCAGCGCCAGCGCTTCAAAGTCGGTCCAGACTTCCCAGCTGTCCACCATGCACTTCTGCAGCATGGCCAGCTGGAACACCGACGCCAGATCGTCCATAAAGACGCACATCAGCAGGTTCTGGTAGTCCTCCGGGCTGTAGCGCGTGCGCAGCTGCTCCAGGTCAAACAGGTCACAGCCGCCGCGCACCGCATCTTCAACGGTGACGATCTGGCGAAACTGGCCGTCTTCGCAGAGGCGGCCGGCGGCCAGTGACTGATGGCTGAGGTCGATATCAACCCGGTCCGCTTTGGCCCGGCCCTTGTTGAACTGCGAACCGGACCAGAACGGATAGGCGCTGTGCGTGAGGCTGGACGGCGTGGAAAAGTAGGTTTCGCGCCACTTCTTGTGCAGCGCCATGCCGGAGGCCACTTTCTGCAGTTCCTGAAACTTCGGTATCCAGAAATATTCATCCAGGTACAGATTGCCGTGATAGCTCTGCGCGGTGCGGGCGTTGGTGCCCAGGAAATACAGGCACGCGCCGTTACTCAGCGTCATCGGGTCGCCCTTCAGGTCTACGTCCACCTCACGGGCAAATTCGATAATGTACTGTTTGAAAACGTGCGCCTGCGCCTTACTGGCGCTTAAGAAAATCTGATTGCGTCCGGTGGTCAGCGCATCGATCAGCGCCTCGCGGGCAAAAAAGAAGGTGGCCCCGATCTGGCGCGACTTCAGCAGGTTGCGGACTGCATACTTATTTCCGGCCTCCCACCACTGGCGCTGATAGCCGAACATCGAGCCGTGGAAGACCTCCTGCAGCTTCTCAATCTGTTCGTCACTGAAAAGGTTCTTTTCCGGGGGCTTACGCGGGCCTTTGTTGCGGTTCTCCACGTTCGGGTTCAGGTCCGCTTCATTGCCGCCGTTGCTGAATTTGCCGATCCGGGCATGGCGCTCGGACTGCCGCGCCAGCAGGTCGATTTCCTTAAAGTCCTTCCCTTCCTTCTGCTCCTTCATGATGAGCTGGCAGTAGCGTGCGGCGGTGGTCAGCTGCATCTGATCCAGCGGGCCATAGTCGCCCCACCTGTCGCGCTTCTTCCAGCTGTGAACGGTTGCGGGTTTCTCTCCCAGCATTTCAGCAATGCGGGCGATGCGGTATCCCTGAAAGTACAGCAGTAAAGCCTGCCTGCGGGGATCGAGGTCGTCGGGGGCGGGTGTCATGTTCATGCAGCCAAAATACGGCCCCGCCGCTTCCTTTTCCGCCATCCCGCATTGTGTGGTTTCCCGCACAACGTCCGCGCGTTGTTTCGATACCCCTGCCGCCGCAACCATAGGGCCTCACAGAGTTTTACTGACCGGAGCCTGGACAATGGCAAAGAAAGCAAAGCGTTTTCGTATCGGGGTGGAAGGTGCCACCACGGACGGGCGCACCATCGAGCGAAGCTGGCTTGAGCAGATGGCGGCAAATTACAGCCCTGAGCTGTATACCGCCGTGATCAACATGGAGCACATCAAGGGCTATACGCCTGACAGCCCGTTTCGCCGCTTTGGCGTAGTGGAAGCGCTGGACGCCGAAGAAATCAGCGACGGCCCGCTGAAAGGCAAGCTGGGGCTGTATGCCCTGATCAACCCGACTGACGAGCTGGTCACGCTGACCGGCACCATGCAGAAAATCTTTACCTCTATGGAAATCCGCCCGGAGTTCGCAGACACCGGCGCGGCCTATCTGATTGGCCTGGCTGTGACCGACGATCCGGCCAGCCTCGGCACGGAAATGCTGCAGTTCAGCGCCAGCGCCGGAGCGAACCCGCTGGCAAACCGCAAGCAGCATCCTGACAACGTTTTCTCTGCCGCTGAAGAAACCCTGATCGAGTTTGAGGACGAGGCAGATGAAAAGCCCGCCCTGTTTACCCGCATCAAGGCGATGTTCAGCAGACAGCAGCAGACCGACGCGGCCCGCTTCAGCGACGTGCATCAGGCGGTTGAGCTTATCGCCACCGAGCAGCAGGACCTGAGCGCGCGCATTGAAACGGCGCTGAGCGAACAGGCCGACAGCCTGAAATCGCAATTCAGCAGTGCGCTGGGTGAAGAAGTCCTTAAGCGCGAGCAGCTGCAGGCGGACTTCACCGAACTGCAGCAGCAGCTGAGCCGGGAAGATGGCCGCCAGCAGGTCCGCCCGCGCACGCAGGGTAACGGCAGCGGCGGCGAAGTGCGCACCGACTGCTGATACAGCGGCGGCAAACCTTATTAACGAACAGAGAAAGCGAAGCGATGAAAAATACTACCCGTTTTAAGCTGAATGCTTACATGTCGGTGCTGGCAGAAATCAACAAGATTGACTTGTCCGCGCTGAACAGCAAATTCACCATTGAGCCGTCCGTGTCGCAGACGCTGGAAAGCAAAATTCAGGAGTCGTCCGCGTTCCTGCAGGCCATCAACATCATGCCGGTCACTGAGCAGAGCGGCGAACGGCTGGGGCTGGGGATCGGGACCACCATTGCGGGCACCACCGATACCACTCAGAAAGAGCGTGAGCCGACCGATCCGACCTACATCGACGGCGACGGCTACAAATGCACCCAGACCAACTTTGACACCGCGCTGCCTTATTCAAAGCTGGACATGTGGGCGAAGTTCAGCGATTTCCAGGTGCGCATCCGTGACGCCATCGTGAAGCGTCAGGCGCTGGACCGCATCATGATCGGCTTCAATGGCCTTAAGCGTGAGAAGACCTCCAACCGCGTACAGAACCCGCTGCTGCAGGATGTGAATATCGGCTGGCTGGAAAAAATCCGTCAGGAAAAACCGTCGCAGGTGCTGGGTCAGCACATCGGTGACGATGGCAAGGTGGTGTCGGACAAAATCACCGTGGGCAAAAGCGGCCTGTTCCGTAATCTGGACGCCGTGGTGATGGGCGCGGTGTCGGAAAAAATCGGCGTGCAGTATCAGGACGACACCGAACTGGTGGTGATCTGCGGACGCCAGCTGCTGGCTGATAAGTATTTCCCGCTGGTCAATCAGAGCCAGCCCAACACCGAAGCGCTGGCCGCTGATCTGATCATCAGCCAGAAGCGAATCGGAGGCCTGCAGGCAGTCCGTGCGCCGTACTTCCCGGCGAATGCGCTGCTGATCACCCGCCTGGATAACCTGTCTATCTACTGGCAGGAAGAAACGCGCCGCCGCTCGATCATCGATAACCCGAAACGTGACCGCATCGAAAACCTTGAATCAGTCAATGAGGCTTACGTGGTCGAGGACTACGACTGCACCTGCCTGGTGGAAAACATCGAGCTGCTGGAGCAGGAGCCGGAAAAAGCGCCGGGCGAAATGAGCGAAGCGGAAATCGCACGCATCGCCGCCGTGGCGGCCAGCGTGGTCAAGTCCATGAGCGGCGCGGGCAGTTCAGCCGCCAGCGCGGACACCACGCAGAACGGTGATGCCGGTGATGGCAGCAAAGGCGGAGCGTAACCCGTGACTAACCCTTTCCGCGCGCATACGCGCTTTATCCAGGCACAGGAGGCCGCCCGGTCGGGCGGCAGTGGCCGCAGCACAAAGGGCTATGACCTGATGCTGCTGCAGCTGAACGAAGACCGCCGCCGCCTCAAGGGCATTCAGTCCAACGTCCGTAAGGCCGAAATTAAGGTGGAGGTGCTGCCGAAGTACGCCGCCTGGGCTGAGGGCGTGCTGAGCGCGGACGGCGCACAGCAGGACGACGTGCTGATGTACGTAATGCTGTGGCGCGTTGACGCCGGTGATTATGCCGGTGCGCTGGCGATTGGCCGCCACGCACTGAAGCACGGCTGGGCGATGCCGCTGGGAAGCCGCACCACGGCGACGGTGCTGGCCGAAGAAATTGCCGATGCGGCGAAGGCCGCCATGCTGGCGAAGACGCCTTTTGATTCGACCCTGCTGCTGGAGGCGCTGGAGGTGGTCGACGCACACGACATGCCCGATCAGTCGCGCGCGCGCCTGCACAAGTCCATCGGCTGGGTGCTGACGGATAGCAGCCCGGCGTCCGCGCTGAACCATCTGAAGCGCGCCCTGCAGCTGGACGAGAAATGCGGCGTTAAAAAAGACATAGAGCAGCTGGAGCGGAAAATCCGTAACGCCAGCTGATAACCGGACGTGCCCACGCGCGGGGCGGCACGGGGTGGCGACAGGCAGCGCCGCATCAAAACCCCGTCCACCGCCCACCTATTCAGGAGTAACAGAGCAATGGAATTTATCGCGCCACAGAAGGCGACGGCAGCGCCGGACATTATCCCCAACAACTCATTCTGGCCGGACGTTGATCTGGCGAAGTTCCGCAGCGTCATGCGCGTTGACGGCACCGTGACGCCGGAGCGTCTGCGCCAGGTGGTGCTGACCGCGATGGCGGAGGTTAACGCGGAGCTTTACCCGTGGCGTGAGCGGCAGGAGCTGGCCGGTCATAACGGCCTGGCCGACGTTCCGGCGGAGAAGCTGGCCGGTATGAGCGTGCGTCTGCATCACTATGAAAATGCGGTGTGGTGCTGGACGCGCGCGGTGCTGAACGAGCGTTATCAGGACTTTGACGCCACCGCGACAGCAGTGAAGCGCGGCGAAGAACTGAGTGATGCCAGCGGCGATCTCTGGCGCGATGCGCGCTGGGCTATAAGCCGCGTGCAGGACATGCCGCACTGCACCGTGGAGCTTATCTGATGAAAGTGCGTGCGCAGCAGTATGACACGGTGGACGCACTCTGCTGGCGTCACTACGGGCGCACGCAGGGCATGACGGAACAGGTGCTGCAGGCAAATCCGGGGCTGGCGGAGCACGGCCCCCTCTTACCGCACGGGCTGGAGGTGGAGTTGCCGGACGTGACAGCGACGGCCACCGTGCAGGCCGTCCAGCTTTGGGACTGAATCATGTGGGAAAAAATCAGCACCTTTTTAACCTGGTGCATTGCGGTGGTGATGGCGTGGCTGGGCGGCATGGACCTGAAAGACATGTCCACCGTGGCCGGTGTGTTAATCGGCCTGCTGATGGCACTTATCAGCTGGTACTACAAACACAAAACCTACCAGCTGCTGGCAAGCGGGCGCATTACGCGGAGTGAATATGAATCTGCAAACCGTTAAACGCTGCGCCGTGGGCGTGGTGCTGGCGCTGGCTGCCACGATGCCCGGTTTTCAGCTGCTGCATACCTCCGTGGAGGGGCTGCGGCTGATTGCCGACTATGAGGGCTGCCGCCTGCAGCCTTACCAGTGCAGCGCGGGAAAGTGGACCGACGGGATCGGCAACACGTCCGGCGTGGTGCCGGGTAAATCCATCACGGAACGGCAGGCTGCGGGGAATTTTATCACCAACGTGCTACGCACCGAGGCGGCACTGGCGCGCTGCGTGGCGGTCTCGATGCCGCAGCAGGTTTATGACGCGCTGGTGTCGCTGGCGTTCAACGTGGGAACCGGCAACGTGTGCGGCTCCACAATGGTGGTGCTGCTGAAAAAGGGCCAGTGGCGCGAGGCGTGTTACCAGCTGCCGCGCTGGGTGTACGTGAAAGGCGTATTCAATCAGGGGCTGGATAACCGGCGCGGACGTGAACTGGCATGGTGCCTTAAGGGAGTCTGAGCACATGAAGAACATCATCGTGATGGTTCTTTTTTTTCTGGGGATTGTGTTGTGGCAGTCGTGGAACCTGCACAACGCCTATCAGAAGATTCACGCGCATGAGGCAGTCATAGAAACTCAGGGAAAAAAGCTGAGCCAGAAAAACAGCCAGCTGATTGCCCTGAACATCCTGACGCAGACCAGCAGCCAGGCGCAGACGCAGCTTTACGCCGCCGCCGAACGCAACGGCTAACGGCTGCACCGCCCAGGCCAATAATTACCGGGATGTTATTAACCTTCGCTTTTGTCAGATCAATTTCAAATTCTACAAAACCGCCACCGCCACCGCCGCCACCGGCCGCAGTATATGAGGCGGCATTAACCGTAGCGGGACTGCTTCCACTGGCACCGGCACCGACTATCTGGCAACGCACCTTTGTAGCTGCAGGATCGGGCGTGTAATTGCCGGAAACGGTCATCACTACAGTACGCAAAAGTCTGCCAGAAAACTTTTCGCTAATACCGAGGTTTCTGAGAAACAAACGCCTGGCCCTGCGCCGGGCCGCACTGGCAAACTTGCGGCCATTTGCGGAGAACTCAGCGTGCTGATTGGCTACATCAGGGTGTCAACAAATGACCAGAACACGGACTTACAAAGGATTGCGCTGCAGAGCGCAGATTGTGAGCTGATTTTCGAGGACAGGATAAGCGGAAAAACCAGCGACAGGCCGGGGCTGAAAAAGGCGCTGCGCTGCCTGCAGTCGGGCGACACGCTGATTGTGTGGAAGCTGGATCGGCTGGGCAGGAGTATGCGCCACCTGGTCATGCTGACTGAAGAACTGCGCGAACGCGGTGTAAACTTTCGCAGCCTGACAGACAGCATCGATACCAGTACGCCAATGGGGCGGTTTTTCTTCCATGTTATGGGTGCCCTGGCGGAAATGGAACGCGAGTTGATCGTAGAACGCACCCGTGCCGGGCTGGCCGCTGCGCGTGATAAAGGGCGCATCGGTGGCAGGCGGCGGAAGATGACGCCGGAAACGGTGGAGCGTGCCCGGCGGATGCTGGCGCAGGGCGCAACGCTGCTGCAGGTGTCACTGGTGCTGGACGTGTCAGTGAAGACGCTTTACCGCTATATCCCCGCCCCGGAACAGAAAACCCTGCGTGAAAACGGCGCGCCTGTTGTGTCAGGTATGGCACAACAGCCAGCGCGTGCCCCGTCATAGCGGACCATAGACCATAGCGGAACCCCTTCACAGGAGAACCGCCACATGGCACAGGATTATCACCACGGCGTGCGCGTTGAGGAAATCAACGAGGGCACCCGAACCATCACCACCGTCAGCACCGCGATTGTCGGGCTGGTCTGCACCGGCGACGACGCCGACGCGGCCACCTTCCCGCTAAACCGCCCGGTGCTGTTAACCGATGTACTCACCGCCAGCAGCAAGGCCGGGGAGTCCGGCACGCTGGCCCGTTCACTGGACGCCATCGCGGACCAGTCGAAACCCGTCACAGTCGTTGTGCGCGTGCCGCAGGGCGAAACTGAAGCGGAAACTACAGCTAACATCATCGGTGGCGTGACCGACGGCCAGCGCACCGGCATGAAAGCGTTGCTGGCCGCGCAGTCCGTGTGCGGCGTAAAGCCCCGCATTCTGGGCGTACCGGGGCACGACACCAAAGCCGTCGCCACCGAGCTGCTGAGCGTGGCGCAGAGCCTGCGCGGCTTTGCCTACCTGTCCGCGTATGGCTGCAAAAGCGTTGAAGAGGCGATTGCCTACCGCAGCAACTTCAGCCAGCGCGAAGGGATGCTGATCTGGCCTGACTTCATCAGTTTTGACACCGTGCTGAAGGCGGACGCAACGGCCTATGCTACCGCCCGCGCGCTGGGCCTGCGTGCCAAAATCGACGAGCAGACCGGCTGGCATAAGTCCCTGTCAAACGTGGGCGTGAACGGCGTCACCGGCATTTCAAAAGACGTCTTCTGGGACCTGCAGGATCCGGCCACTGACGCGGGCCTGCTGAACCAGAACGACATCACCACGCTGATCCGTAAAGACGGCTTCCGCTTCTGGGGTTCCCGCTGCCTCAGTGATGACGCGCTCTTTCAGTTTGAGTGTTACACCCGCACCGCGCAGGTGCTCATGGACACGATGGCTGAAGCGCAGATGTGGTCCGTTGACGGCGCGCTGAACCCGTCACTGGCCCGCGACATCATCGAAAGCATCCGCGCGAAGCTGCGCAGCCTGGTGAATCAGGGCTATCTGATTGGCGCGGACTGCTGGCTGGACGAGAGCGTGAACGATAAAGACACGCTTAAAGCGGGCAAGCTGCTGATCGATTACGACTACACGCCGGTGCCGCCACTGGAAAACCTGCTGCTGCGCCAGCGCATCACTGACCAGTACCTGGTCGATTTCAGCAGCCGCGTCAGCGCATAAGGAGACTGAAAGATGGCATTACCCCGCAAACTCAAGCACCTGAACGTGTTCAATGCAGGTAACAACTGGCAGGGGCTGGTTGAGTCCGTGACGCTGCCGAAAGTCACCCGTAAGTTCGAAAAGTATCGCGGCGGTGGCATGGCCGGTGCGGTGGACATCGACATGGGCCTGGATGATGGTGCGCTGGATACGGAGTTCACCGTAGGCGGCACTGAAGCCCTGCTGTTTAAACAGCTTGGTACCGAAACCGTGGACGGCATCCAGTTGCGCTTTACCGGCTCCATTCAGCGCGACGACACCGGAGAAGTACAGGCGGTCGAGCTGGTGACGCGCGGACGCTATAAGGAGCTGGACTCCGGCGAATGGAAAACCGGTGAATCCAGCACAACCAAAGTGTCCGCAACCAACAGCTACGCAAAGCTGACCATTAACGGTGAAGTGGTTTACGAAATCGACATCGTGAACATGATCCACATCGTGGATGGTAAGGACCTGATGGAAGCGCACCGCAACGCGCTGGGCCTGTAATCACACCGACAGGCCGCGCGCCTGCCGCTTATCTCTCTTTTTAACGGAAAAGCATCATGACTGATAAAACCACTCCAAATGAAAAAGCCGTTGAGCTGGACACCCCAATCCTGCGCGGCAAAACCGAAATCACCTCCGTCACCGTGCGCAAGCCGCAGTCCGGCGCGCTGCGCGGCACCCGCCTGCAGGCGCTGCTGGACATGGACGTGAATGCACTGATCACCGTACTGCCGCGTATCACCAACCCGGCCCTGACCACGGCGGAAATAAATGAAATGGACCCCGCCGATCTGGTGAGCCTGTCGGTAGAGGTGGTCACTTTTTTGCTGAAGAAGTCGGTCCTGTCGGATTTAGCGACGGCCTGACGGTAGACGATCTGGTGGCGGACATCGCCACCGTATTTCACTGGCCGCCCTCCGTTACCGAATCCATGACGCTGACGGAGGTTCTGGAGTGGCGGCACAAAGCAATCCTGCGACACAGGGCCAGCGATGAGTGATAAAAATCTGCGTTTACAGGTCGTGCTGGGCGCGGTCGATAAGCTGACGCGCCCCTTCCGCAGCGCCCGCGACAGCACGCGTGAGCTGGCTGGCACGCTGCGCGATACCCGCAACACCCTTAAAGAGCTGGACGCGCAGGCCGGGCGCATTGACGGCTTTCGCAAGACCCGCTCACAGCTTGCCATCACTGCTAACAACCTTAAAGCCGCCCGCGAAGAAGCGGCGCGGCTGGCCGTGCAGTTTACGGAAACAAACAGGCCCACTGCTGCGCAGGCCCGCGTGCTGGAGCAGGCAAAAAACCGCGCCAGCCAGCTGCAGCAGACCTACAACGGGCTGCGCCTGTCGGTGCAGCGTCAGCGTGAGGCGCTGGGCGCTGCCGGTATCGACACGAAGAAACTGAGCCAGGCGCAGCGCGAGCTGAAAAGTCAGTCGGACGAGGCGCGCGCCGCCATTGACCGGCAGCAGCAGTCGCTTAAAAAGCTGGGAGAACGGCAGGCAAAGCTGAGCGCGGTACGTGAGCGATATTCCCGAACGCTTGAGGTGCGCGATCGCGTGGCCGGTGCCGGTGCGGCAGCTGCAGCTGACGCAGGGCGACGGGGCGAAAGGCTCCATGCAGAAAGAGTCGGACATCAATAAGGACTCGCTTTCTGCACAGTGGATGCTGACCAAAACCGGCGTTTCCAACACCATGAGCGGCCTGGGTGATTCGCTGCGCACGCCTCTGATGGACATCATGAACATGGTGAAGAAAGTCACCGGCGTGACCCGTCGCTGGGTGGAAAATAACAAGGAGCTGGCCGGAACGCTGGTTAAGACTGCCGCCGTTCTCTCATTACTGGTGCTGGGTGCCGGGGCTTTTCTGGTGAGCCTCGCGGCTTTTTTTGGACCGCTTGCTTTGCTCAGGTTCAGCTTTAACGTGCTGGGGATAAAAGCATTTAGCTCCTTTGGGCTGATTAAAAGTGCCATCGGCTTCGTGGGTAACGGCGTGCTGTGGCTGGGACGGCTGATGATGGCAAACCCGATTCTGGCCGTTATCGGGCTGATTGCCGCCGGGGCGCTGCTTATCTGGCAGAACTGGGACACGCTGGGACCGAAACTTGCCGCCATCTGGGACGCTATCAGCACAAAGGTCAGCAGTATCTGGACCGCGATCCGCACCTACATCAGCACAAAGTGGGGGGAGATTGTCGCCGACGCGAAGGCGCTGCCCGCGCGTTTTCAGGAAGCAGGTTCACAGATGATTGACGGCCTGATGGCGGGCATCAGTCAGAAGTGGGATGCGATTAAAAACAAGCTGTCGTCCCTGACCGACTACCTGCCGGACTTTCTGAAGCCGGGCGGTGATAAGACCGGCGGGCCGCAGCTGCCGCGACCGGCGACAGTAAAAACGGGCGGCGGTGTATCCCTGCCGCCGGGCGGGTTCCCCGGATTTGCGGGCATGTACGACACCGGTGGCTTCATCCCGTCCGGGAAGTTCGGCGTGGCCGGTGAGAACGGGCCGGAGCTGGTCAGCGGTCCGGCAAACGTGACCAGCCGCCGGAGCACTGCACGGCTTGCAGCACTGGCGGCGCTGACGCTGGGCGGTGCCGGAGCGACGGCGGAGGCTAAGCCGCTGCACCCGCTCAGCCTGCCGGTTCAGGCGTACCGGCAGGAAGCACCGCGCATGAGTGGCAGTGCTGCACAGGGAGCTGCGCCACAGATTCACGCCTCCTTCACCATTGTGCAGCAGCCGGGGCAGAGCCAGCAGGATCTGGTTGATGAAGTGATGCGCAGGATAGAGGCAAAAGAGCGGCAGGCGCAGGCCCGCGCCCGCAGCAGTTACCGGGACAGGGGAGGGTTTGAGTAATGATGATGACGCTGGGCTTATTTGTTTTCATGCTGAGGACGGTGCCCTATCAGGAACTGCAGTATCAGCGCAGCTGGCGTTTTCCGTCTAACAGCCGCGTTGGGGTGAGGCCGTCGCTGCAGTTCTTAGGCCCGGACAACGACACGCTGACGCTTTCCGGCGTGCTGCTGCCGGAGATTACCGGCGGCAGGCTGTCGCTGTTTGCGCTGGAGCAGATTGCAGAGCTGGGCCGCGCGTGGCCGCTTATTGAGGGCAGCGGGACAATTTACGGCATGTTCGTGATTGAAAGCCTGAGTCAGACCAAAGCGGAATTCTTCAGCAGCGGCGTGTGCCGCCGCATTGAATTCACGCTGACGCTGAAGCGCACCGATGAATCACTGGGGGAAATGTTCGGCAGCCTCAGTGATCAGCTGTCTGCCATGCAGGGTGCAGCAGTTACCGCCGCCGGGAAGGTGAGCGCCGCAGCAGGAGGGTTATTCTCATGATGACAACCCCGTGGATTAACGGCCAGCAGAATTCCCCCGCATTCCGTCTGATGATGGACGGCGCAGACATCACGCAGAAGCTTGAAAAGCGCCTGCTGAGCCTGACGCTTACTGATAACCGTGGCTTTGAGGCGGACCAGCTGGACATCGAACTGGACGACGCAGACGGCCAGCTGCAGCTGCCGCGCCGGGGAGTCGTGCTCTCGCTGTCGCTGGGCTGGCAGGGAGAGGCACTTTTTCCGAAAGGCAGCTATACGGTTGACGAAATAGAGCACAGCGGCACGCCTGACCGGCTGACGCTGAGGGCGCGCAGCGCGGACTTCCGGCAGACGCTGAACACGAAGCGGGAAAAGTCCTGGCACAAAACCACTGCAGGCGAAATTGTCCGGGACATCGCCGGACGCCATAAGCTGAAGGCGGCAATGGGTGAAGACATGGCCGCCGCAGAAATTGACCACCTTGATCAGACCAACGAATCAGATGCCAGCTTTCTGATGCGCCTGGCTAAACAGTGCGGCGCAGTGGCCTGCGTCAAGGACGGCAATCTGCTGTTTATCCGCCAGGGACAAGGGAAGACGGCAAGCGGTAAGGCGCTGCCGGTGATCACCCTTCAGCGCAGGGACGGGGACAGCCACCGCTTCACCCTGGCGGACCGCGACTCTTACACCGGCGTGATCGCCAGCTGGCTCCACACCCGCGAACCGGCAAAGAAGCCTGTAGCGAGGGTGAAGCGCAGGCGACGTAAAACCACGACGAAGAAGAAAGAGCCGGAGGCGAAGCAGGGGGATTACCTGATCGGCACGGATGAAAACGTGCTGGTACTGAGCCGCACTTATGCAAATCGGGGCAACGCAGAGCGTGCTGCCAAAATGCAGTGGGAACGCCTGCAGCGCGGTGCTGCGACGTTTTCTATTCAGCTGGCAAAGGGGCGTGCGGAGCTATACACAGAAATGCCGGTCAAGGTCAGCGGCTTCAAGCAGCAAATTGATGCGGGGGACTGGATTATCACAACGCTGACGCACAGCCTGAGTGCTGACAGTGGATTTACTACCAGTATCGAACTGGAAGTGAAAATAGACTCATTAGAAATGGAATAACGCTTTCAAAAGTACTCAAAAGCATTACAATCCATCGGAAAGTTCGTAAAAGAGTTCAACTGCGAGGTGTATCAAATAATGATGAATTGTCCAATATGCGGGAATGCGGCTCATACTCGCAGCAGCACCCAGATCTCTAAGGAAACTAAAGAACGTTATAACCAGTGTCAGAATATCAACTGCAGTTGCACCTTTAAGTCTTTAGAAACCGTTTCATCAATCATAATGACTCCGGGTGATGTGAAGCCAGTGCCTCCACATCCAGGCAGAAATCATCAGCAAATGCTTTGGCTATAAAAAAACCGAAAAAAAAACACCCGCAAATGCGGGTTTTTTTCTGCCTGAAAGCAATGAATTCTGCCGCCACTTTGCCGCCAATGCCGATTTTAAGTTTTATTAAATTGTTGTTTTAATTAGTTTTTTGTGTGTTAAATCAAAATAGACCGATTTTCATGCAGATAACACTCTGTAAATACTGACTTTGGCGCAATTGTACCAGAAGCGCTGCTGAATCAGGCATAATGAGCATGATTTTACACCAGACGGCGGAGATAACGTGCAGGACAG